CTCAATTAACTATTGAAGAACAATCTAAAAATAATTGTTCAATAGCACAAGCGGAAAAAATTGCTATGTCATCTGATAAATACAAAACACACATTATGGCTTATTGTGTTGCTGAACAAGAATACAGCAAAGCTAAATTTAATTACGCAAACATGAACTCGTATATAGATTATTTAAGAACTTATATATCGGCTCAGAAAAATTTAATGAATTAATGGACAATCAATTTAAAGGAGATTTAGATTTGGAAAGAATCATTGAGGAACTAACTAATCAAACTATTCTATTAGAACAAAGAGTAGAGATGCAACAAAAGCAATTGGAATATTTAAAACAACAAATCAGGAAGTATAGTGGAAAAAAAGATTAGTCCAAAAGGAGAGCATCATAAACTAGGTTATGAAGAACGAGCAAGTAATTATATAAATTATGCAGAGCAAAGATTTGAAGAACATTGTAAGCAAAGAAACTTTAAATACTCCAAACTATTATTAAACGACAAAGAAGATTTTATAAATAGTCCTATTCCTTTTTGGTCTAAGCTATCTCCCTTATTGCAAGGACTACCTGATTATTTCTTTTATGGAATATCTGATGGAAAACCTTTTCAATGCTTTGCAGAAATAAAAAGTTCAAATCGTATTAAGCTAAAAGACTTTGTTAAGTATTGTGCGTTTAAATCTATGTTCTGTGAAAATGAATCCTACACTAATTACAGAATATATTTTTGTTTCAAAGATAAAATCATAGCCAAATCAATAGATCAAATATTACGAATCATTCCCCAAAGTAAGCTAGAAAAGTACCCTGAAGGTGTAGAATACTTCGTTTTACCCTTATAAATAGCCATTATTTAACTATTGCTATATATATAGTTTGTATATATAAATAGTCGTATGAAAACAATGGAAAAAAGTTATCACATTTCTAAAGGTGCTGATGATGTATATTGGATTTTAAATTGTGGAGAATCCTTTGTTAAAAATCTATCTAAGGATTTTGATACAGCGGTTGCCAAAGCTAAAGAATATATAGGAGATAATCAAGATATTCCAGTTGATGTTTGGCATAGAGCAAAACAGTATTTTAATACTGAAAAAAAACCTCTACAACATAATGCTCATGTTGATTCTTATTATGAGTATTTATATCAACTTGAATTTGAATCTAAAAAAATTGAATGTGAAGCAAGACAATTTGTTGGAGAAGTTGGCGATATTTTAGAAATGCAATTAGAATTAATTGAAACTTTTTCTTTTGAAAGTGATTATGGTTATTGTTCTTGTTACAGATTTAAAGATCAAAATGGAAATAGATTTGTTTATTTTGGTACTTCACAAGAAGCAAATTGTTTTCAAAATGCTGGAGATAAACATACTATATCTTTTCAAATTAAAAGACAATTTATTGATCAACAACATTATGAAAAAGATGGTGTTGTTCCATTTAAAGTTAATCAGATTACAAAAATTAAAACCAATGCACCAAAAATAAAATATGAAGTAATTCAATTTCCTTATAGTGAAGTTAATATTAGTGAAATTTGGGTAGAGTATATTTCTAAAAAAGAATACAAATTTTATTATATTAATAACAATAATGAGAAAATTTTGTTTTATCCAAAAAATATTAAAAGTTTTAAACAAGCTAAAGAATTGTTATATAGTTTTCAAGATTTAGATTCAGAGAAAAAATTAACCGAAGAATATTTATTAAATTTTAAAAATAACTAATGAACTGTATTACACAAATCGGGATCATAATTTTTAAAGTGTGCTTCTTCTAAAGAATATTCTATTCCTAAAACTTCATATCTGTCATTAGATTTAACAAAATTAATTATGTGATTAGTATTTATTAGATAAGGATGACAATCTTCTATTTTCAAATAGCTGTACTTAGACTCATTTGTTTTCTTACAAAGATAAGAAATAATAATGGTTGCTAGTACATATTCGTATTTCATTTTTTCTTAGTGTTAATGATGTCAGTTGCTTTGATTCCATATACAGCCGCTACTACTGAAATCCATAATCCAGTTACCCACCAAGGCATGTTTTGAAGTTTCTCAAAATATAAATCTAGCTTTTGTGAAATCTTTTCATCTTCTGCAAATACAGAGTAGGCTAACAAAAACAGAGGACTTGATAGGACTATTAGGATAAATTCATCTTTCCAGTCTCCTTTTTGATTTGTTATAATTTGACCATTATATTCAATCTCTCCCCTAGCCATTTTTTCGTAATGTAATTTTCTAGCTTGAGATTCCAAAGCCTCAGATTCTTTTTTATTCTTATAGACTTCAGCACCTGTCTTTATTGCCATTCCTATTAAATTCCACCACATAACAAAACTCCGTTCTATATTTGTTCTAAAAGGGTATTTAATCGCTCAAAAACCCCCTAAATTTTAACGAGATACAATTAAATATCAAGTTATGGTCAATTTATTGAAAATAGCCTTTAAACCGACAAAAACCTATTAATTTTAGCTTTTGTCTATTTTCTCTATTAGAAGTTGTATATAATGCTCACATTTTCTAAGATCTTCAAGCATTTTAGACTTTTCTTTATGCTTCCGATTATACCTAGAAATATATTTAATTATATTTCCTTCTATAAAACCCAGATTGTTCTCTAGCACATATGTAATGGGTTGAATAGGTAATTTGTAATGATCTCCACCTACTTGAGTATCTTTAGGAGAATTTTTTATTTTATCAAAATAGTCAGGATTGGTCATGCTGGTTTATAAACTACTTTTCCTGTTTCTTCGTTTCTAACAGCTTTTAATGTTTGATTACGATTATTTCCGCCATTCCAGCTTACATGAATCCAGCCAGAGTTTGGTTCTCCTTCTTTATAGAACTCTAAGATAAGCTGATCAAATTCTAAATTGTTTTTAACCCAATCAAATAAATCTTTATTGTCCACTCCCACAATTTCAAAATCTACTGCTTTACCTTCTGCGTGTTGTGATGTTGGTTTAGAACCAATAGCGACACAAACTTCTCCTGATCTATAACCTGATGATATGATTACAGGTTTATCAAATTCAGAACGAATAGGTTGAAGTACATTAATACAAAGTGATTTTAGATTATCAATGTGTGCTGGTGATGGATTGTTTGGTAATCCTTTTCTCTCTGCTACTTGAGATTTAGTTAATTCAGATAATTCAAAATTAGCTGATAGTTTCATTAGATATAAATGTTATTATCCCAAGAGCCATCTCGTTTCAAATACATAGGTGTAAGATGTGGCATACCATCAGTTATAAGTCCACAAGATAAAATAGGTTTTTTTAAATTTAATCTCATATAACGCATACTAAGAGCATCTTTATCAATCAAACAACCAACAGTCATGCCAAAATTTAAGTGGAAATCGTTTCCGTGGAATCTAACTTCTGAAATTGTATGATAATGTCCTTGACAAACCGAAACGGAAAATTGTGCCACCGCTTTACTTATATCTGGTGAGAATTGATGTCCAAATAAAATTCTACCTTTATCTGTATTAATAAAATGTTTTTCTTTCCACTCCCAACCATTTCCAACTTCTAATATTTGATTATATGATTTAATAAATTTGCTAGTCATGCCTTTTGCCATAGCCCTTCTTAAAACCATAGAACCATGATTAGATTCTAATAAAGTCATTTTGGGAAATAGTTTATGTAATTTATGAATATCTTTTTTACCTAATTCTAATTCATCTCTTGGACTTGGTAAATCAGGATCAATAGTATGGGACACATTGATAGAATGAAAGTCCATCTCATCTCCAATACAGATTACAGTATCAGGTTTATATTTAGATTTTAGTTTGCCTAAAAACTCGTACCAATTTTTATGAGCAAATGGAAAATGCAAATCTGCAATTACCAAAATTTTCCTGTGTTTTGACATCAATTTATTTTATAAATTGTCCGAATAAACTAATCAATGTTATTATTAAAGCACCCATTCCAGCAATTAAGTACCAGATGATGTGATCTACTTTTTTTTCTATCTTATAGACAGAACAGCTTAAATGTTTCAGGTGGTTGTTTT